AGGTCTACCAAGGGACCAAGTATAGGGCTAATAGCCTCGTACACTTTTAGAGCAAGTTCGGTGATAGAGTCCATCATCTTGTTGAACTTACCGCTGAGGGTTTGCCCCGCCTTTTCTGCACCTTGGTAGAATAGCCCTTGTTTATCGGTTGCCCATTCAAAGGCTTGTGCGAGTTCCTGAGCCGAAATACCTCCTTTGCTCATTCGTTCTTTGAGCTGTGCCATACTCTCGCCCGTACGCTCGCTAATCACCTGCAAGGGGTTGAAGCCCGCGTTTATCATCTGCATTAAGTCCTGCCCCTGTAACTTGCCTGCCGAAGTAGCCTGTGCAAAAGCAAGTGATAAGCTCTTCATTTTTTGGGAATCACCCATAGCAATATCGCCGATGTTCTTGAGCTTGCCAAAAGCAAACTCAGAGGAAAGCCCGAAGGACATCATCGTCTTCTGTGCTTCAATAAGTCCCGCCTTGTCGTAGGGTGTTTTTACCCCATAATCAGATAGCTGGGCATATAAGGCTTTAGCTTTTTCTACATCGCCACGAAGCAAAGTGGTGATATTAGCTTGTTGTAGGTCGGCTTCCATACCCTTGCGGATACTTCCCCCTATCACGGCTCCCGCCAATATAAGAGGGTTGGTAGCCAAACCAGGTAGCCCTGCCATTGCCTGAGAGAACCAAGAGCGCAGACGACCCCCAGTATTGTTCTGCAATTGGGTAACCTGCCTTTCTAAGCGGTTGATTTCCCTATTATAAGTGCGAATGGTTGTAAGCCCATTAGCGGGTAACAAATCACGCTCAGCACGCAACAGATTAATCCGACTTTGCAAGGTACTCACCGAAGAGCCCATTTGGCTAAACTCTTGCGACACCTGCCTTTGTAGGCGTTCCAAAGATCCAAAGCGGTCAAGCATCGCATCAGTAGTGATATTGATGCGTTGCAAGCGGTCGCTTACCATATCGCGTAAGGACAAGGTATATTGTAACAAGTCTGCCATTGGTGATTATTGTTCCTTTTCTTTTTGTCTAAGCCATTCTAATTCTTTTACTCGCATAGCCCACTGGGTATCGGTGAGGTCGTCGGGATTGGCAATGTGCATATAATAACGCAAGGAAGCGTTAGTGATACGAAGCCAATCCCGCCCCTCGTCTATCTCCGCATCACTTAGAGCTTTTCCAAGGTAG